CAGTTGCAGTTCCAAGGTGGGCCGCAGATGACTGCGACGGAAGTCATTGAACGCACAGAGCGCACGTTGCGACTGCTTGGCCCCACCTTGGGACGCTTGCAGTCTGAATTTCTCGGCCCAATGATTGAGCGCATTTTTGGCGTGTTGGTTCGTTCTGACCGCATGCCGATGCCGCCGGAAGTGATCGAAGGCGCTGATCTTCAAATCGAATACGTGTCGCCGTTGGCACGAGCGCAGCGTCAGCAAGAAACGCAAGGAATTATGCGAACGCTCGAATTAGCTGGCCCGGTTGCAGCGTTTGACCCGCAAGCAGCCGCAACGATTAAAGGCGCAGACACGGTGCGGTATATTGCCGACATTAACGGCGTGCCGCCGCAACTACTCAAGACCGATAATGAAATTCAAGAGGAACAACAAGCCCAAGCGCAAGCCCAAGCCATGATGCAGCAAATGGCGGCGGGTGAACAAGCGATGGGCTTGATTGAAAGGGGTGTAAATGTCGCAAAGTCAGCCAACGAAGTCGCTCAAAGCTGATTATCGTTTAGTATTCGGCACCAATGAGGGCAAGCGCGTCTTGTCTCACATCTGCCGTGAGTGTGGCGTCCTGCAACCGTCCTATGTCCACGGACAAAGGCCGGAGGACGCCATTTTTAATGAGGGCATGCGTAACGCAGCCCTTATGATCCTTACCGCTTTGGATGAAACGCCGGAGCGGTTCCTTGAATTAGCACAGGAGATTGAAAGCAATGTCTGAAGAAAACGCACCCGCCGAAGCGGATACTGCGGCACCGGAAGCGACCGCCGCAGAAGAAACGTGGCGCTCGTCCTTGCCGGAGGACATTCGAGAAAACCCCACGCTTGGGAAATACGACAGCATTGAAAAGCTGGCGGCAGCGCATATCAATCTGCAATCGCACCTTGGCCGGGACAAGATCAGCAAGCCCGTCACCGAGGACGATTGGAACGATGTTTATAATTTTCTCGGTCGGCCAGAAGATGCGACTGAATACGAATTGGCCTTGCCGGAAAATATCCCTGACGAAGTGAAGTCGGCATTTGACGAAGGCACGATGAACGCTTTTCGGGAAAAGGCGCATTCGCTTGGCATGAACCAGCAGCAAGTCTCCGAATTGTTTGGTTGGTACGCTGAACTGCAAGGTCAAGGTATGTCGCAAATGGCCGATCAGCAAGCGGCTTCGCTAGAAGAAGGCGAGGCGGCGCTGCGTGAAAAATGGGGCAGGGCTTACGATCAGAATGTCGATTTTGCGAAGAAAGCGTTTGAAAAGTACGGCGGCGATGATCTTGCTCAAATCATGGACACATCTGGTCTCGGAAATCACCCCGCAGTGCTTGAGGCGTTTGCGCAAATCGCCAAGGCGACGATGCCGGACAAAGAGTTGATTGGCCCGACCAACGGTGGCCAGACGGCTCTCACGCCAGAAGAGGCACGCCTTGAGGCTCAAAAGATTATGGCAAACCCGGCTTATACAAATCGCCGTCACCCGGAACACGCTGGCTTGGTTAAACAAGTGCAGCGGTTGTTTGAACGCGCTCACGGTGACGCGGCATGACCGACGAGGAATTGAAACTTAAATGCCTTGAATTAGGTCAGGCTGGACAGCCCGATTTGACGGTCAAAAACGCTCAAACCTATTACGAGTGGATCAAAGGGGGCGACGAAAAGCCAAAACGTCGAGGACGACCGCCCAAAGGCGACGGGTAATCCCTTCCCCTTGTTACCCGCCGCCAGCCCCCGCCAGACTGCATATTTGGCGGGGGCGCTTTTTTTATTGCTCTGTATATTCTTTATTTACGATTTCGCATAGCGTGAGGATGTTGTTGTCATCCATCATGTTTATTAAAGCCATAAGTTCTGGATCGTTTAAGACTTTAGCTTCAAGTTTGAGGAAAGCGCGTACTTCGTTGATTTTTTGCTGTGTAATCATGGTATTTAAATGCCCCTTGGGGCGCTCCGTTTGTTGATGTTCATTTAGTATGACGTTTGTTTTTTGTTTTTCTTAGGGGTTGGACGAAAAAAAATCAGAAAAGTTACAGGTTTTTTGGAAATATTTTTTCTGTTTCTTTCTTGCCACAGTGTGTTATATTAGCCACGCCTTTCAATCTTTGTGGACACTCCGCATCGGACCCGCTCAAGAGTTTAGGCGCTTTTGGGCCGTCATATTGGCGACACCCCGCAAAACCAAACTGTAACATTCAACAAAGGAGAATGGATAATGTCCGTTCAAGTTACCACCGCCTTTGTCGAGCAGTATTCAGCGAATGTTCAGCACCTTGTCCAGCAAGACGGGTCCAAGTTGCGGGGCGAAATTCGTGAAGAAGCTGTTGTCGGCAAAAATGCGTTTTTTGAGCAGATCGGCGCTACCGCCGCTCGTCGCCGTCCGTCGCGTCATGCGGATACTCCGCAGATCGACACCCCGCACGCTCGTCGCCGGGTTTCTCTGGAAGATTTCGATTGGGCCGACCTGATTGATAATGAAGATAAGGTTCGGATGCTGATTGATCCGACTTCGCAATACGCACAAGCCGCCGCGAAAGCAATGGGCCGTGCGATGGACGAAGTTCTGATCGACGCGGCGCTCGGCACCGCCTACACGGGCGTTTCCGGCTCCACGGCAACGGCAGCGCAAACCGCCCTTTCGGCGCAAGCGTCTAACATGAACCTGACGACTCTGCTTTCGATCAAAGAAACCTTTGACGGCGACGATGTGCCGGACGAAGGCCGTTGCATCGTTTGCACCGCCAGCCAGATCAAATCTTTGCTGAACACCACTGAAATCAAAAGTTCGGATTTCAATACGGTCAAGGCACTGGCTCGTGGCGAAGTCGATACGTTCATGGGCTTCAAATTCATCAGCGTCAACGGCAACCGCATCGACGGTTCCAAGTTGGTGCCGGTGGATGGCAACGGCGACCGCCGCTGCTTCGCCTTCCAAATGGACGGTCTGCTGCTTGGCCTTGGTCAAGACGTTGTGACCAAAATCAGCGAGCGTGCTGATAAGAACTACGCGACCCAAGTATTCCTTTCGATGGCCATCGGCGGCACTCGGATGGAAGAAAAGCGTGTTCTTGAAGCGCCTTGCACAGAATAAGGAGGGCATGAAACATGGCTACCCTTTACAGCGCAGAAATGAACGGTCTGCTTAATTCCGTTCCTGTCGATCTGCCGGACGGGGGCGTTGTTGATGGCAATGTACGTGTAAAGCGTGCAACCATCACCTTGGCCTCTCAAACCACGTCTGACACCATCGTCATTGCTAAAGCTAAAGCTGGCGAAAGCTTCCTGTACGGCGTTATGAATAACAGCGCCACGCTTGGGGCTTCGGCGACCGTTGCTATCGGTATCACCGGCACGACCGGCAAATATCGCGCAGCAGCAGTAAAGACGACGACAACGCCAGAAGTGTTCGGTCCTTCGAGCGCAATGGCTACGTTGTCGGCTGACGAAGAAATCTTCATCACCATTGCTGTTGCCTCTCTTCCGGCATCCGGCACGTTGGTCGTTGATCTGTATTTCTCAAACAGCTAACGAAAACAGGGGGAGTGGCTTCGGTCATTCCCCCGCCTTTCCTTGAGGTGCTAAATGGCGACTTCTAATGTGCAGATTGCCAACAATGCGCTAATTCGCATCGGCGCTTCTTCGATCATCAGCTTTACCGAGAACAGCGAGGCGGCGCGTGCCGTCAATTTGATTTTTGACCAAGTGCGTAACGCTGTCTTGCGGGATCACATTTGGAATTTTGCGCTTCGGCGCGTGCAGCTTGCCCTTAATGCCACCGCCCCGGCCTTTGGTTATGGCAACTCTTTTGCGCTTCCTACGGATTGCTTGCGAGTAATCCAGATGGAAGAAAAAGACATGGTTTACGTGATCGAGGGCCGCAATTTGCTGACTGACGAAGGCACGGCAAAAATTATTTATTTGGCCGAGATCACGGACCCGACGCAATACGATCCGATGTTTGTCGAGGCGCTCTCCGCACGTTTAGCGGCTGAGTTGGCAATCCCTCTGGCTGAAAGCAATAGCCTCTATCAAAATATGATGGAAGTTTACCGCATGAAAATTACGGATGCGCGGTCCATTGACGGTCAGGAAAGCGGAGAGCCGCAGATCGTGGCTGACACATGGCTTGATAGTCGGTTGAATTACGCAGCATCCTTGACGGTTGATGTAAACGGGACAAGCTAATGCCGCGTTCCGCACCCATGAATACCAATTTCACAGCCGGGGAGTTATCCCCGAAGCTGTACGGGCGCGTTGATCTGTCAAAGTACGCCAATGGCGTACAAACCATGACGAATATGTTGGTTCAAAAGCATGGGCCAGCGGCAAGGCGCGGCGGGACGTATTATGCCGCCACCGTAAAAACGAGCGCCAACGCTACGCGGCTACTGCCTTTCGAATTTAGCGTCACGCAAGCCTATATTCTGGAATTTGGCGACCAATACATTCGCTTTTACAAGAATTATGGACAGATTACGTCCGGCCCGTTTGACGGTGTTTTTTCTATCGAATTTCATAAAACGGGCGCTTATGAGATTTCGACACCATACGCTGCGTCTGATGTTTTTGAGTTGGTAATTACGCAGTCGGCTGACGTTCTTTATATCGCGCATGAGGATTACGCGCCGCGCAAGCTATCCCGCACTGGTGATACGAATTGGACGCTGACGGAGATTGATTTTCTCGACGGTCCTTATAATGCGACGAATACCAGCACGACAACGCTTGCGCTTTCCGGCACGACCGGAAGTGTGACGGTCACGGCGTCGGCCAATACATTCGCGTCAACTGATGTGGGTCGGTCTATTCGCTGGCGTGATCCGGCGAGTGATTGGACATGGCTTGAAATCACCGCTTACACCAGCGCCACGCAAGTCACCGCGACCATTCGCGGAGAAAATGCGTCGGCTGGAACGGCAACTGAGAACTGGCGCTTGGGCGCGTTTAGTGATACGACCGGATATCCGGCTGTTGTCACCTTTTTTGAACAAAGACTTGTTTGGGGCGCTACGACAGAACGACCACAATCAATGTTCTTTAGCGTGTCGGCTGATTATGAAAATTATGCGCCAACGGAGCGCGACGGCACGGTGGTCGATGATAACGGCTTTGTCTATACCATCGCCACCGACCAAGTGAACGTCATTCGGTGGATGCGTGCGGGGCGCGTGCTTTCGGTTGGCACTGCTGGCGGTGAATTTATTGTTTCGCAGGGCGACACGAACAACCCGATCAGCCCGACGAATACGCGGGTTGTGCGGCAGACCACGTTCGGATCGGCTCAAGTTACGCCGCCGCAAGTCGGTAACTCGGTTTTGTTCTTGCAACGGGCGTCCCGCAAGGTGCGAGAATACGTTTATCAATTTGAAACTGACGCATACACCGCGCCCGACTTGTCCATTCTCGCAGAACATATCACCGAAGGCGGCGTGATTGATATGGCCTATCAGCAAGAGCCGGACAGCATCGTTTGGATGGTTCGTTCTGACGGAACGCTTTTAGGCATGACATACGAACGCGCCCAAGACGTTGTGGGCTGGCATAAGCACACCATTGGCGGCACTAACGCCAAAGTCAAAAGCGTGGCTGTTATCCCATCCGAGGACGGCACACGCGATGATTTGTGGCTAATTGTTGAACGCATAATAAACGGCGCGACGGTGCAACACGTTGAATTTATGACCGCAGGGTTGCCAGAAGGAGCGACAACGACAACGCAAGCTACGTTTCTTGACAGTATGCTCACATACAGCGGCGGCGGCGTTAAGACGCTTACCGGATTGGATCACCTTGAGGGCGAAACTGTGTCGGTTTTGGCCGATGGCGCAACGCATCCTGACGTAACGGTGTCGAGTGGTTCTGTTACCCTTTCTAGGACGGCCACAGTCGCCCATGTGGGCCTTCCGTACACTTCGACGCTCCAAACCTTACGGATAGAGGCTGGTGCGTCTGACGGCACCGCACAAGGCAAGAAAAAGCGCATTTCTCGGATCACCTATCGGTTTTATAAAACCTTGGGCGCAAAGCAGGGGCCGGATAGCGATTCGCTGGATTTAATTCCGTTTCGTTCATCTGCCGATAGCCAAGACGCTCCTCCTGCGCTATTCTCTGGTGATAAGGAAGTCGAGTTTCCGAGAACGTGGGATAAAGACGGATACATAACCATCGTGCAAGATCAACCATTGCCTATGAGTGTGGTGGCGATTATGCCCGAATTGAATACGACGAAGGTGTGATATGTGTGTAGGTCCAGAAGCAATGATTGCGTTAGGCGTTAGTAAGGCGTCGGCAGCTACAGCGGCCACAGCGGCTTCCGTTGCTATGGGCGCGTTGACGGGTGTTTCTGCGCTCGGCTCTATTCAACAAGGCCGTAGCCAAAACAAGATCGCCCAATACAACGCGCAAGTTGCCGAAAACCAAGCCATCGCCGCTCGGCAAAAAGCGGAATATGATGAAGAACGCCAGCGCACGATGATTGCGCGGATGGGCGGCACACAACGAGCAAACATCGCCGCTGGTGGGGGTGAGTTGTTAGATGCTGGTGACGTTCTAGGGTTTAGCGCCGAGGAAGCTGAATTGGACGCGCTGGCGATCCGGTATGGGGGGCAGATGAATGCGTCGGCAGCGCAACAGGCGGCGACACTTCGACGCGCAGAAGGCAGGGCGGCGCAAAAGCAAAGCTATTTCAACGCTGGCTCAACTCTTTTAACAGGGGCAAAAGGCCTCTCACTTTTGGCATAGGCAAAGATAATGGCACGAGTTCCGGTTTATCAAAGACAGCAGAGCATCCCCGGTACGACAGGGCAGCAATATGCGTCTATGTCGTTGGCTGGCGAAAACAATATGGCGCAGATTACGGGCGCTGTTAGTGAGGTTGCTGGTGCGCTACAGGCGGCAGGGGAGCGTATTCAGTCAAGAGAGGATGGCGTTGCGCGAAGAAAAGATTTTCGTTCTTTCGCGCAAGCTGCTCAAGATGAATTTGATCGCATTGAGGCTGAAGGCGTACCAGATGCGAGTGGAAACGTGCGCGGCATGGACAGCAAGGACGCTGTTCTTGCGTACAAGAAAAGCCTCGCAGATTTAAGGTCGAAAGCACTTGAGGCGCATACTGGCTCCGAGGATAGTCGGGCGAGACTTCAAGAGCGCATTGAAGAACAAATCACCAGCTTAGAGGCTGGATTTATTGCAAAGCATAATTCTGCAACCCGCGCCATTATGGATGAGGAATGGAATACGGAAATAGGCACTATTTCTGCCGCTGTTGCGCGTGGAGATATGACGCTTGCGGAAGGCAATGTCGCTGTTGCTAAGTTGGCAAAAGAGGACGGCGATTTTGCCAAATCATACGATAATCTTGAAATGGTTTCTAAAATTGAGGCCGCACAAGGAACAATGATCGTCGGCAGTCTCAATCGCATGATTGCAATGGAAGAATATGATGATGTTGAAAGGCAATTAAAACAACAAAGCGTTATCGACTCGTTGCCGCCGCAGGAATATCAAAAATTGGTTACTGACCTTGCTGTTCACAAAAAAGCAAGAGCCGACCTTGCGGCAGAGCGCAGTCTTGCGCGTGAGGAGCGTATGCGCGAATTGGGTGTGACCGATATAACTCGCGCCACGCCAGCGCAACAAAGCTACATCACGACAGGCAAATGGGCCTCTGGCTTACAGCCAACAGCCGTTCAGCAAAACATGGCTTACCTCAATTCGCTTGATCCCAATTCTCAAATTTACCGAGACACAAGGCAAGTCATGGGGCTTGATCCTGTTTATAATCCAAAAACAGATCAAGACCATCGTGACCGCGTTATTTTTGAGCAGCATAAACGCGGCGAAAACGTCATGGCTGGCGAGGAAGCGGAATATGTTAAGGCGCGGCTGGCAGATGATCCAGATTATCTTAATAGAATGGATCAGCGGGTTAATTACATCCCGGCACGCGAAGGTCTTGAGGATGTATCAAATCAAATCCATGAAAACTATACGGTGGCAGTTAAAGCCCTGTTTGCCTTGACTGATACAGAGCCGCTAACAGACAATCCGCAGGACATTCAAAACGCTATCAATGAGGCGAAAATCAAGGCTCAAAATGGCCAGTTTGCTAATTGGGTTGGTGGCGTTTATGGCGATGTTGCCGCGTTTGCCGACCCGGAAAGCAAGGCGGCGACATTCCGTGGTCTTTTGCCCAAATTGCAGTTGACGGCGTTGATGGATACGCTTCAAAAACTCAAAGCTGAAACTGGCGCTGTTGGCCAAACAACAGAATTTGAAAGCAAACTTTACATGGGTTCAGACGGAACGCTTGACCCTGATAATGTCGCGCCGACTGCCGACACACTTGTTAAGCTGATTAACGAGTTACCGAAAACTTTGGAAAAGCAACGCGCCAATTTCCAATCTGGTATGTCTCTCGTTTTGCCGGAACAAGGTTATACGCCACCACCGCCGCCGCCTGAGAGTTATTTGCGCGGTCGCGCTCGCATGATTGAGGGCGAAGATGGTGTCCCAGTTGTCCCGCTTGACCAATTCCTGCCAAACAAGACGCCCACGGCTCAACCCGCGACAATTCAGCAGCAACCACAGCAACCTCAACAGGCAACGCCGCAGCCCGTTGCTGCCGTGGCACCAGTTGAGCAAAACACCGCCGCCGCCACGCCGGGAGAAATGAAAACAGCTATGGATTTGGCTGGTGGGGTCGAGCAAGTTGTCACTGATGGCAGCGTGCAACTTCCAGATGGTCAAGTTGTTGAAATGTCTGCAATTAGGGATCAGATGGTGGCCGGTGGCTTGTTCGCAGATGACCCGGAAATGCAAGAGGCTTATGAATTGCTCTCTATGTCCGGTGACAGCTTGATGAATGATGATGTAATCACGTTGCCTAGCGGTCGAGAAATCTCCACGGCTGAAATTAGAGACAGATTTTTGACGGGTGGAGTGATCTAATGACCCAAGCCGGTCAGGTTCGCAGATTGAAATATGGCGGCATGACGTTTAGCGTGCCTGACGATTGGGGCGACCAAGAAATTAACGCGGCGCTCAATAACTATCGTCAGACGCCTCAATTTGACGCGTCTATTGATAAGCGCACAGGTGCGCCAAGTGATGTTCGTTTAAAAGTTAATTTAGCGCAGAAAGAAGAAGATCGGCTTTCTGAATTGAGAAAACATTTTCCTGACGCTGTACCTTACGGCGATGGAAACTTTGTTTATACCGACCCTAAAACAAAACGCCTTGTGTTATTTGACGAAACAAAAGGCGGGCTGTTTGGCAGTGGCTTTACGCTCAAAGACACTTACGACATTGTGCGCGAAGGCGCTCAAGCGGTCGGCGGGACGGTCGGCGCTGTCACTGGCGGCGTTGGCGGCGCTGTTGCCGGAACAGCAATCGCAGATGTTGGTGTTGATTTTCTCGCCAGCACCGTCTTAGGCGTTGATGATACGCGATCCCTTGGAGAAATGGCGGTTGACACAGCCACAGCGTCGGCAATGGCTGGCGGCGGCGAGTTAATCGGTCGATATGCGTTGCCGTATGCGTCAAAGGCAATTAAAGGCGTTCTCGGCGCAGATCAAAAGTCTCAAAAGATTTTCCAAGCATTAACGGGATATGACATAACCCCGACCGCTGGCGCTGTGACGCGAGGCCGTGGGGCCGGGTCCATTGAAAGCGCACTGGATGCTGCGCCGACTGCCACCACGCGAATGAAGAACCAAATTGAAAAAGTGGTCAAGGAAACTGAGGCGGCTGTTACCAAAATGGCGTCAAAAGTCGGTAAGGCGCGGTCCCAACAAGAAACTGGAATTAAAGTTCAAGCCGCTGTTGGTGCGGCGCAAAAGCGTTATCATGCTCAAGTTGCCAAGTTAGAGGGCGAGTTGGATCAGGTTATTGGGCCTGATACGATGTTTTCTCTGGATAACATTAAAAAGCTACGGAGTGAATGGGTTGCAAAAATAGAGCAAAGCCCTAACACATTCGGGCCAAAGTACAAGGGGGCTATTGCTCAAATTGACGGGATGCTTGCTGACGCCTCAGTGAATAATGGCGTTATTCCGTATCGTATGTTTCGAGAACAAAGAAAAGACTTTCGTATTGTCTCAGAAGCGTTTGAAACTGACGCATTGCAGCGCCCATTATACAGCGACCTTTATAGAGCAATGACTGCTGACCTAAAGGATGGGGTTGATCGTATAGGCGGCGCAGCACTTCGTAAGAAGTGGGACGAGACAATGAAGTTCCAAGCGCAATGGAAGGCAACAAACCAAGACCTTTTTGATAAAATTGCCAAGTATGACGCGCCGGAAAAAGTTTATCGCTTTTTGATGAATGAGCGCACTGACGGCGGCACAGTTCTGACGCGGCTAAAAAATGAATTTACGCCGGAAGAATGGTCCGATGTTTCTGCAACAGTTTTGCAAAAACTTGGATATAAACGAATTGGCAATGAATTGGACACAGAGTTTTCCATCAACACATTCGTTACAAATTACGGCAATATCGCAGACGAAGCTAAAGACGCATTTTTTGGCGCAAAAGGGTCTGAATTGCGAACGGGATTAGACGAGTTATTTGGCCTGATGAAAGATATGTCTGAAAGCGCAAGACTTAAAAACTTTTCCAATACGGCGCGTGCAACATTTGCCCTTGATACGCTTTCCGCGCTTGGCATTGACGTTTCAAACATTGGCGTTGCTGGTCTAACTGGTCAGCCGGGAGGAATGGCCGCTGGCGCTGCTCGGATGGCAGGAAATGTGGCGGGGCGATTATTGTTTCCTAATCAAATAGCAAAGCTAATGACTTCTCCGCGCTTTGTTAAATGGCTTGCGTCACCAGTTAATTCGACCAGCGAAATTGGTGGTAAGATTGGTCAACTCTTAGCTATTGCCGCAGAAGAACAATACATTGCTGAAGAAATATACGACTTCATTGAGGCTTTAGGGCCGCAAGAAGGTGTTAAGCAATGAGTTTCTATGATATAAACGCCCAAGAGGAACAGGCACAATGACCATTTCTAGCACAACTACGGAAGTGATTTATACGGGCGATGGTTCAACAACCGCCTTCCCAACTACTTTTCCGTTTTTCGGCACCAGCACAAGTGCCGAGTTGACTGTTATTGAGCGCACGATTGCGACGGGTGCGGAAACAACGAAAACAAACGGGACTGATTACACGGTGTCCGGCGGTTCCGGCACTACTGGGACCGTCACTGCTGCCGTGGCTCCAGCTAATACGGTTCAATGGCTCATTAAGCGCAACACCACCAAGACGCAAGAAACGGATTATGTTGAAAACGATCCGTTCCCGGCTGAAAGCCATGAGGACGCGCTTGATCGTCTGACGCTGATAGCTCAAGAAGCGGCAGCGGAAGGCGAAAAGGCGTTTAAGTATTCAGACACGTACAGCGGTGGCGCTTCAACGACCGTTCCCGATCCTAGTGCTGGTAAGGCGCTTAAATGGAACGACGCAGGGACTGCGCTAGAAAATTCTGACACTGATCCAGACACGGCGGCTGCGGCGGCAGAAGCAAGCGCCACAGCAGCGGCAGCCAGCGCGGCGGCAGCAGCAGCATCGGAGTCATCAGCCGCGACGACTTACGACAACTTTGATGACCGTTACCTTGGTGCAAAAGCAAGCGACCCAACCCTTGATAACGATGGTGATGCGCTAATTGACGGCGCGTTGTACTTTGACACAACCCTTAACGTAATGAAATTTTACGATTTAGGTAATACGGCTTGGAAGCAAACTACACCTACTAGCGCCGACCAAACCAACATCGACGCTGCCGTTGCCAACGCTTCCAATATTAACACGGTTGCAGCTATTGATACTGACGTCACGACTGTTGCTGGCATTTCTGCCAATGTAACTACGGTGGCAGGCAATACGTCTAACATCAACGCCGTGGCAGCAGACGCAACGGATATCGGCACTGTCGCCGGGATCTCATCTGATGTAACTACGGTGGCCGGGATCTCATCTGATGTAACAACGGTCGCTGCTGATAGCACTGACATTGGTACGGTTGCTGGCATCTCTGCTAACGTAACAACGGTTGCTGGCATCTCATCTGACGTGACTACGGTGGCCGGGATTAGCGGCGACGTATCATCTGTTGCGGCACAAGTGATCGGTTACGACTTCTCAACGACCACGGCAATGGCTGATCCCGGCAGCGGCAACGTCCGATTTAACAACGCCACGGTGGCCAGTGTCACGGCGATTGCCATCGACGATTTAGATAAAAACGGCGTCGATCAGTCTGCTTACATTGCTCTGTTTGACGATAGCACCAACACAGTAAAAGGCACGCTGGTCTTCCGTACTGGTGGCGGTGATGTTGCTACCTTTAACATTACCGACCTGACAGACAACACAGGTTGGTTCCAGATTGCTGTGACGCACGTAGCGTCTAGCGGTACGTTTGCAGATGGCGAAGATACTTTCATCGGCTTTACTCGTTCCGGTGACAAAGGTGCTGACGGTGCTGGGTCTGGTGATGTATCTGGCCCCGGTTCTGCGACCGACAATGCAGTCGTGCGATGGGACGGCGCGTCCGGTCAGCTTGTGCAGAACAGCGGCGTCACGATCAACGACAGCGGTGATCTGACTGCAAATAACTTGAGTGGCACAAACACTGGCGACGAAGTTGCAGCGTCTGAAAGCACGGCTGGGGTTGTTGAGTTAGCTACAACAGCAGAGGCAGAGGCTGGAACAAACAATACCAAAGCTATGACGCCCCTGCGGGTCGCGCAGGCAACTTTAGGCCGTCTTGTCTCGGTTCAGGTGTTCACGACTAGCGGCACATGGACAAAGCCGTCTGGCGTCACATCAGTGCTTGTCAAGGTGGTTGGTGGTGGAGGCGGCGGCGGCGGTGTTGGCACGACTGCGGGCGAGATGGCTAGCGGCGGCGGTGGCGCAGGCGGCTACTCTATTGAATTTATCGACGTGTCAGGAACATCGAGCGAGACAGTCACTGTCGGCGCTGGTGGCGCTGGTGGTGTTGGTGCTGCAAATGGGTCAACGGGCGGGACATCTTCGTTCGGGGCTTATTGTTCGGCAACGGGTGGGTCTGGCGGCACTACGCCGGGCGCGTCTGCGGGCGTTCCGGGTTCTGGCGGCGCTGGTGGTTCTGGATCTGGTGGCGACTATGACGGAACCGGAATCGCGGGGGGAACCGCAGAGATTACCAATGGCACGCCTCAACCTCGCGGCGGCACGGGCGGCGGCGAAGGTGGCGCAGCGCCAAACAATTCAAACACGGCTGTTGGCGTTGCAGGAGCGGCGAATACGGGCGGCGGTGGTTCCGGCGCACAGGACCAAGGCACGACGGCACGAAACGGCGGCGCTGGTGGTTCTGGCTATGTGATAGTTTGGGAGTACGCATAATGAAACGTGCACTTATTCAAGGGACGCGAATCGCGCAGATTGTCGCTGACGGTGAGGAGTTCCCGGTAGCAAGCCCACTTTCATGGGCTGATGTTGCCGACGACACGACGACTGAGGACACCTACGAAAACGGTGCTGTCGTAAAGCATCAATATCCAGATTTAACATGGTCAGATATTCGAGCAACTCGAAACAATCTGCTTGCAGCGTCGGATTGGCGAACGATGTCTGACGTGCCTGCCATGTCAAATGAATGGCGGGATTACCGTCAAGCCCTGCGCGACATCCCAGCGACATATTCCAGTCCGAGTGATGTTGTCTGGCCGGTTGAGCCTGTCTAATCATGGACCCGGTAACGATTGGATTAGCCATTGCCGGGGCAAAGAAACTGGTTGAGACTGCCGGTGATCTCAAAGAGATTGTCGGCGGTATCGACAACTTGCTGTCTGCACAGGAAGCCAAGCCGCCTAAAAAGAAAAAACCAAAGACGCGGATGCAGCAAATTTTGAGGATGCGGTCCGGCGACGCAGACTACGACGACGAGACTAGTATCTCGTCTGTTGCCAACGATGTGTTGGAAGCGCGTCAACAAGAGGCGGCAATCGCATCGCTCAAAAAAGAAATCGACCGAAAGTGGGGCCAAGGCACGTGGGACAGCATTGTCGATGAGCGTGAAAAGCGCGTAGCGGCGAAGGCAGAAAAACAGAAGAAGATTAAAGCGGCGGCGGCAGCAAAGGCAAGCGAGGACAAAGCATTCTGGGACAGCGTGTATCATTGGATGCTTGAGGGTTTCAAATTGGTAGGCGTGCTGGCGGCGGCGGTAGTTGTTGGCGCAATTCTTTGGGCTAATCGCTGCACTGGCGGAGACTGTTAATGGAATTAGGAGCCAGAGAACTCGTTCAATTTATAAGCCTCGTTGCAACACTAGCCGGGGCTTTTGCTGTTGTGAAATCGCAGCTTTCACGAGTAATCGAAGACCTCAAGAATATTGAAGCAGAAATGCACACGATTAATGACAGACTTGACGCAATCGAAAGCGGGTCGGCTGTCTTTAAGCATCAGGTCAACGTGCTGGGCAACATACTATCACCCAGCAACCTCGACAAACAGTCGCGCGAAATTGCAGAAGTTAAGAAAGAATTAACGTATCTACGCGAGGCCGCTGATAGGATTTATAAAATGCACAACGGGAGCCACCCGTAGATATGATACATGAAAGCTACCAAGGTAACGAACGTCGCCACCAATCATGGCACTTAGATAAGAAAGTTCCACTTGCCCTGATATTTGCGTTTGTTATGCAGACCTTAACCTTAGTGTTTGTCGGCGCATCATGGAAGGCTGAGACAGACCAGCGCCTTTCAACCGTTGAGGCTGATATCCTCGACAACATTGAGATTAGGCGTCGGATGTGGACAGATATCAAAACACAAAAAGATCACGTCAATGAGTTGAGTAACAAGATCACAGCCGTTGATGAGCGCACCAAGAACATCAAAGATAGCGTTGATCGACTTCTTAACCTCTGGTTAGAAGATAAAACAGGCCGATAAAATGAACTCATTTATGGCCTTTGTCATTATCGTATGGGCGCAAGCCAACCCAGCGGCCCCGTCTGACCGTAGCGCGGTGATCTGGAAAGAAACATTCCCAGACAAGCAAATTTGCGAAGTTGCATTGGATGAACAAAAGCAACGCGCACAAAAAACATATGGGGGAATTAAATCAGTCACTGTCATTGGTGATTGTGTCTCAGCGCAAAGCGAAGGCGCGTAACCCCGGAGGTCGTCATGACCCGTTCATTTCAGACCGTTTTATTCTCATTCATCGCATTTATCTTGGGGATTTTGATCTGCCTCGAAGCGCAAGCACAAGTGGCCCAGCCGGGGGCGGCGGCTGCTGTATTCTGGGCGTGTAAAGACGTTGAAACCGTCGCGGAGATTGCTTCGTCAAAAGATGCGACCGCGTATTCCATGAAGGTATCGATGTATGAGCAGATGGGAAACTGCGTTGTGTTCCCAAAGATGATGGCGCTGATCTTGAAAGAATTTCAGTTCCCGATTAAAGGCGGTTTTGGTGAGGGTGAAATCTGGTCGGTGCAAATGCTCAATGATCAAAAGGCATTCATAGCCATACAGGCTAATCCGAAATATCGTCGGGGCGCTTAATATGCCATTCACCGTTGACCCGGAGTTAGAGAAATACTGTGCGACTGAAAACCAGTGGAATATTCTCAAGGCTTGGGAAAAGCAAGGTTCACAGAAGAAGGCGGCAGAATCACTAGGCATCGATAGGCGTCGCTTTACTCAAGTGTTGGCAGCGGTGACTAAGCGTGCGGCACAGCACGGCTATTCCCCTGACCACGATATGACTCACCCTGTCCCTGATGGCTTTAAGGCCAAGGGCGTGAGTACGCTGTACGACCTACAGACGGGCGAGGCTCGTATTCAATGGGTTAAGAGCACCGCAGACGAAGAAGCCCGTCAGGCGGCAGCACAGGCAGCTATAGAGGCGTTGTCAAGTGACATCCCACGGGCCAAGCCAATTACTCCACCATCTACAACTACAGATAATCTGGCAAACTTATATGTCATAACAGATTACCATCATGGAATGCGAGCTTGGTCACGAGAGACCAAACAAGATGATTGGGATTTGGATATATCCGAAAACCTACTGGTCAAAGCGTTCTCCCGCATGATGGCAATGTCGCCGGATTCCAAGGTCGGCTTTGTCTGCCAGCTTGGCGACTTCCTTCACACTGATTTCCCCGCCTTTGTAGCTGCGACACAATCCGGCCACATTCTTGACGCAGACGGACGCGCCGAAAAGGTGATCGAAACTGCCGTGAAGGTGTTGCGTCAGATTGTCGATATGGCGCTAACCAAGCACGAAATTGTCCATGTTCTTATGGCAGAGGGGAATCATGATCTAGTCGGTTCCGTATGGCTCCGCACCATGTTCGATGCGCTGTACGAAAATGAACCCCGCGTCACCGTCGAAAAATCCCCCCTTCCATACTACGCATTTCAGCACGGCAAGACAGCCCTGTTTTTTCATCATGGTCACTTGCGGAAAATGCCTCAACTTCCCGGCGTGTTTGCCGCGCAATTCTCTGAGATTTGGGGCGGGACTAAGTACCGCTATGCACACGTCGGACACTTTCATCACAAGATCGAAAAAGAGGACATGGGCTGCACTGTCACCCAACACAGGACGCTGGCGGCTAAAGACAGTTACGCAGCACGCGGCGGTTATTTCGCAGAGCGTAAAGCGGAATGTCTGACCTATCACAAAGAACACGGCCTAGTGGCCTCAACCCACGTAACACCGGAGATGTGCGAATGATGAACTGGGATCACTACCCGAATTTCAGTCGGGATGAATTTGAATGCCAATGCGGGTGCGGCAGTGCCGCTATGTCGCCAACATTCATGGGCAAACTGCAACAGGTTCGCACGGCATACGGAAAACCAATGACCGTCACAAGCGGCTACAGATGCCCTGACCATAACGCCAATGTCTCATCTACAGGTCGAGACGGGCCACACACAACAGGCCGCGCTGCTGACATAGGCGTGAGCCATGCAGATGCTAAACGCTTACTGGCTCTTGGCACCATCCATTTCACGGGTATTGGGGTAAAGCAAAAAGGGTCGGGTCGTTTCTTGCATTTCGATGATTTAACAGCCCCGTCGCATCCTCGGCCAAACGTGTGGAGCTACTGATATGATTGGATTAATAACAGCGGCACTGCCTGTAATCGGTCAGCTACTTGATGACGTAATTGAGACTGACGCAGAAAAAGCGGCGGCGAAAGCCAAGCTGATGAAGCTGGCACAAGACGGTCAACTAAAAGACATGGAAACGCGCCTGTCTGCAATCTTGGCAGAGGCTCAGTCATCCGACCCATGGACAAGCCGAGCACGGCCTTCGTTTCTGTACGTGATTTATATTTTGATTCTGGCGTCTATCCCGATGGGGTTCTTGTTTGCATTCCAGCCGGAAACTGCGGACGCCGTAATCCAAGGGTTCACTGGCTGGCTGCATGCTATCCCTGACAGTTTATACACATTATTCGGGGCTGGTTATCTTGGATACGCTGGTGCTCGGACAGTAGATAAGATGAAGAAATGACAAACATCGTAAAATTTCCGTCCCACGAGCCAGACTTTGTCGATCCTAAAGTTGTCCTAGACGCAGCTAAAGAGCGAGTGTCTGAGTGCGTTGTAATCGGATGGACTGAGGACGGGACAATGTATGTCTCTGGCTCTCACGCTGACCACATGGAAACTATCGCCTTGTTAGAAGTGGCGAAAACGGCATTTATTAAGGAGTGTTTAAGCTAATTTGATAATAACCGCAGATTATGGCGACGAAGTTTCCACCACCAAACCTTCGCCAATCGCTGTTCTCTAGTCATGCATCTCCATCCAACTTGGCGAGGGCTTTTTGTGCTGTGTGTTTTAGATATGAAAGCGTGTCATGCTGTTTGTGGAGTGATAAATCAAAGTGAGATTCGGCAACTTCCCGCAAAGCCGACGCCAGTTCGTCGCGTTGATCCGCGATGCTACGGTTAATACTGTCCCACCGTTTGATGCGCGTTTCCAACTCAGCAATAAGCTTGTCTTTAGCGTCAATGGCGTTGGCTGATTCTTCGTTAAGAGTGTCGTCCATCCACCAATCAGGCTCACGCAACCGTTCTTGAAGTGTCTTGTCACTCATCATCAAGCCCCTCGCCCTCTGTAACTTTTCGCTGCTCATAGATATAAGCGTTAACAGCGTCACGCTTCACCGCCTCTACTTCTTCCGGCGTCCACAGAGTGATGCCCGAAGGGAAGTCACCCGGCACACCAACTCGCACCCAAACCTCGCCGTCTATCTCTTTAATCTGTGCTATCTGTGGCATCGTTTAATCCTCGTCAGCTATTTTCATCACTCAATCTCCCCATTCAAGTTTTTATAATAATTAGTAACCGTTCCGGTCGGCACACGCTCTGGAAGGTCAATGAATGTTTTGGCGATTTTTATATAACCGCCCCGACGCTTATGTTCCGCATGTAGAGAAATACGTGCCAGTGATTGTGCATCCCATCGACTGCAAAAGTGGTTCTTTATATCGATGGTGCGTCGGCTCTTTTTCCCGCTCCAAAACGTGACTTCTGTTTTTACGCGCCAATGGTCAAGCATCATTCATCTCCTTACGTGCAAGTGTCGGACGTAATTGCTTCCCACTCGACGGCTGGGATGCACACCCATCCCCATACAACGCCTTCGGTTGCTTGTGCCTCAATCTTTTCAAGGCGATCACGGAGCCTATCAATCTCAGCCGCTTGTTGTTCGATCATGTCGGCGCATTTTTCACACTTCATTTCTTAATAACTACCTCCAATTCGTAGCCAAGCGCGGCCAGCACCTTCTCAAGCCTAGCCCACGGCTGCTGGTTATGCGGCTGGCGGTACTTGCTCAAAAGCTGTACGGAAATGTTAGCCGCTTCCGCAATCTCGCATGCAGGGCGACCATCTTCGTCGCAGAGTTGGTCGAGGATTTCTGATAATGTCATCAACACTCCAACTTTTTATCTAAGTTATCGACAATGCCGCGCCGTGCCTTACTCGCTGCCACGCGGCGGTTAAACTCCGCGTTGCACTTTTCATGGTAATCAGGATCACCGAGTTTCGCCGAAGATGGAGGCCAACCTGAGTTGCGTTCTTGGCTGCGCTTGGCTTCACGCTCACCAATCTTCTTACGCTTTTCTTTCGACAGCGCGACCATCCCTGATCCGTTCCACTTAGTCATGTTCGCTCACCTTGCACGGATAGCCGCATTCTTGATACTCGACCATGTGACGGTCGATGGCGTCGAAAGCGGCGATCCAAAACACAAAAGCAATAGTAAACGCAATGGCAATTCCGGCGATGAAGTTATTCATCTTCCACCTCCCCTTTGATCCTGTCGTATGCCGCGCACCACTGCGGGTCATGCCCGGTAACCGTTCCAAGTTCGCACCAGCTATCCGCTCCTGTATCACTCGCCCATTCGTATCCGTAATACGGACACTCATGGCATTCCTCGGCGCAACCTTCAAATGCCTCTGACACCATGCGCCACGCTTGTTCGTTAGTTACCTCAACCATTGCCAAGCATCCTTATTGCTTTGAGTTCGTGAATGCCGTGTTCAACCAAGAAGTCCACGGCTTGCGGAAAGTCAATCTCGTTGCGGTCGATCTGGCCGCGCAAAGTCTCAACGTACAAGCCACTGCGTTTCGGCTTGCGTCTGTTAAAAATGTTTTGAATTGATTTGTTCATTGGTTTTTCTCCTTTCCCGGCAGTGCGCTTATTGCGCCACTGCCTGTTCCTTACAAAACTCTACAATGTCTCGCTTCGTGTAAGCGTCCACCGTCGGGCCGAGGTTGCCGTCGGCGTCAACACGCGCTGCAAACCAACAGCGATATAGGCGGTCGTACCAATATTCAAAGCCGTCGATGTCTGTGTAAACCTTCATCAGTAACTCCCTCCCGGCAGGGCGCTTATTGCGCCGCTGCTTCTTCTAAGAAAGCCTCGACCGCATACATGGCGTCAGCTTTTGTGGTAAAGTGGCTATCACTGCACGAGGCTTCCCATCCAGCACCATCGCCGCATTTCGTAATAAAGATTTCACCGCCGAAAGCCTCAACATCGTGTCGGCTGTCAATCACCTGATACAAGCCGGGGAAAAGGCGTTTAGTTTTTAATTGAATGTTCATCGGTGTAACTCCTGTTTGCGTTGTTGATGATGTAAATATATATAAGCTGGCTTAACTTGTAAACCCATTATCGACCATCAACTCAATTTTTTTTCGGGCATCCTCAAACCCGTTTCCGACGATAAATGCGTGGCCTATCGCCTCGACGTATTCGCCCCACGCTTTTTGATCTGGCGAAAGCCGACCGCCTTTCTCTCGTTTCATTTCAATCCATAGGTTCCATGCCGGAACGTGCAAATCGGAAACGCCTTTTAAGACGCCTTCGGCCTTGAGCCGTCCCGCAGCCGCCTTCCCGCGATAGCCGCCGTTCGGAATGGCGTATATCTTCACGCCGCGATATGTCTGCCTAAACCATTTAACCAGTTCGCGTTGTTCTTCGTGCTCTGATTTCATTCCCAATCCCTCGACAGTACCCGATAAAACTTTCCGTCGCGTTTGTATTTAAGAATGCTTGGCGGCTTTCCGGCATTCATTAGCCAAGTCAAATCCTCAATACCAGACGCATCGTTCGTATCGACGCCAGCAGCATTAGCTATCATTCCAAGAATACGAAGTGCCTTCTGACCCGCGTATCCCTCGTGAGTGATCGGCAAATACTCAATAATGGGATCGTCCGTCAGCGTCCCGTAATAAGACACAGCGACCATTTCCTTGCCGCTCGACCGGCTGATATGCTTGCGCCACGACCAGCTAGACACGTTCATTTCCAGCGCGTCTAGGCCCATAATATCGTCATTGTGCAGCTTCGCGCCATCGTCCTTAAACTCCGGCTCTGGAAACGGCTCACCGCAAGAAGGGCATTCCTTCGCTGATATGTGAACCAGCTCATCGCAATTTTCGCAGACCTTTACCGGCGCATCGCCTTCGCCTGATTTGCGACCGGGATCGACAGCCGTAATAGGTCCGTGAGATTGAACGACTCCGGCGAAGTCCAAAACAAGGCAATGATCGGTATGGCTCTTTGGCCGCATTCCGCGCCCAGCCATTTGGACATATAGCGACACGCTGGCGGTCGGCCTTGCCATAACAAGCAAGTCAATGTCGGGATAATCAAAGCCGGTTGTTAGGACGTTCGCATTCGTCAGCGCTCTAATATCGCCAGACTTAAACCTCTGAATAATATCGTCGCGCTCGGCGGCTGGCGTTTTGCCCGTTATCGTTTCGGCGGTTACGCCCTGCTCTCGCAACTCGTCTCGAATGTGATAGGCATGATCGACGCCAGTACAGAAGAACAACCACGCCTTTCGGTCGCCAGCCAATCTAATCGTTTCGCGCACGATCTTCACGTTTTGGCTGACGGTATCGACAGCTTTTTGTAGTTCGGACTCGATATACTCGCCGCCGCGCTTATGAACGCCCTCGGTCGATAGCGTCAGGTCCGTCACCTTGGACCGTAGCGGCGCTAGGTAGCCTTTGTAGATCAACTCCTCGATGCTGACCGGTTCAATTAGATCGGCAAATAACGCCGGGGCGTCGGTGATTAGTCCGTGTCCCAATCTGTAAGGCGTGGCCGTCAGCCCTATAACGCGCAGTTTGGAGTTGATATGCATCAACTCGTCAATCATCGTTCGATATCCGCCTTCTTGCTTGTGAGAAACAAGATGGCACTCGTCAATGATAACCAAATCAACGTGACCGATCAGCGCCGCCTTGTTGCGTATAGATTGAATCCCGGCGAACGTGATTTGATCTAATCTCTTCGACCGCAAACCAGACGAATAAATGCCGAGAGGCGCGTTCGGCCAATGCTCACGCATTTTTTGAGCGTTCTGCTCGATAAGTTCCTTGACGTGCGTAAGCATGAGAATAGTCGTTTCAGGCCAATTCTGAACCGCATCCTTACATAACGCCGCCACAATATGCGACTTCCCCGATCCTGTTGGAAGCACCAAACAAGGATGGCCGCTGTTTGTACCAAGCCACGAATATAGGTCATTGATTGTCCTTTGCTGATAATCACGGAGCATCAAAAAGTCTCCTCAATCGTTCTGACTTCTTTCACTGTCGCCTTGGGAAAAGTCTCCTTAACCGCCCCGACTAATTCATGGGCGCAAGCCTCGCCCCCAGCGATTAACTCCTGCGAAGTAAAAACGTGCGCGTCACCTTCTCCGTTGCGAACGTCAACGCCGTTTATCTCGTAAACAGCTTCGTAGGGAGATCCGCTATCCTTCATCGACCACGGCACAAGGTCAGGATGCAACACATGGCTATCGCATCCGGTGCGCTGATAATCGACCGGAATGCCTTTGCTGTCCCATCTCGCGCATGCCCATTCCCCATCGTCGCACGGCGTCGCGTGAGCGCAAGTGCGGCAGTTGACTTGCTTGGTCATCCGTTCTTTGTGGCAAAAGCTATGAGCGGGGCAGAACTTGCATTGATACCAACTAGGGTCTGTTGATAGCGGGTCAGGAATGCGCTCGGCACTGACAATTTTCTCTCCGCGTTCCAATAATTGCTTGGCCGCCTCTTTATCGTACTCAACGCGCTCTGTGTAAATTCGGTCATCGTCCTTGCAGACGGCGAAATATAACCCGCGCTTGAGGCCGAGGCCGTGCATATAAACTTGCATCTGGCACCAGTGCATCGGCTTCGATTTTTTAAGTCCGTTCTTTTCTAGATCGTCAAACGACTTTTTCGAGTGGGTCTTAAATTCAAACAAGTGCGGCGTCTTTTCCGCGCCCGGTACGCCTTCGCCAATGCCGTCGATATGACCGCCACAATGCTTCGGCATCGGGACGGAGCGTTGATCCGAATGAACGTCGATCCCGATGGCCTTTAAATCGGCCACGATGGTTTCTTCCTCTCTATGGCCGCGCCGAAACAAGCGCAAGATACGACCGGGGAATTGCTCGACCACAGCCCACCGAAACGAAAGCCAAAGCCAGCGGTCGCACGGATGGCCTAAGACAGAGCCGCCTAAATACGGACGCGGCGCGTCTTGGTTTTTTTGATGGTGTTCGTCAATCAATTCCACTATATTAGTGTCGAGTTCAATTTTCACGGTTGCCTCCTTCAACTCCCTGAAGAAATTAAAGGGGCTGGCTTTTAAACCAGCCCCCATTTTTTACTTTGCCCAAGGCGGTGAGGCGGAAGCCCCTGCCGGAGCCGATTGCTGTGTTGGTTGCGGCGCTACGGACCCGCCACCAAGCGGCTTAAATCCCTTCACATCGTTGCCGTCGCCATACTGCTCATCTTTCTTGACGGACAGCTTGATCTGCAAGTCACCACCGATAAGTTGGTCGGTGTCTTTCAGTTCGCCCATGCCAAGCGCATCACGCATCTGACGCAGTTGGCCGCGCCCAATCTTTTCGGCGGTCGGGTTCGGGTTATTGATGTTGATGTTAGCGAACACCACGCGCCCCTGATGCGTCGGCCCGGTAATATCAAAACGCATTTTGATATATTGACCAGTGCCAGCTTTGGTTTGCGTCACATCGGCTTGAGTAATCTTCGCCATGTACCAACCAGCCGGAAGCGGTTCAAACGATCCGCCTTCGTCTTTATATTCGTCGTCGTTCAAGTCAAAATCAATAAAAGCCATTTGGCTTACTCCTTCTCTATGGTGAATGATGGGCGACCCGGCTTTGTCGTAATCCCGTCGAGTAGCAGGTCAGTAACTGACGGGTTGGTTGCCTTCCAAACGGCCATGTTGATTTCCGGCTTCCACCGAAACAGAACGCTTAGTTGGTCAACAATGCCGTGTTCTGCGGCAATCTCTTGAACGCGGTCGCTGTCCACCTTGCGGCTCATGCGTCCGGTGATTTTCACTTTATAGTCTTGGCTGACGGTCGGCGTGACGGTGCCGTCCAAATCAGCCGGAACCATAATCGCGTCGATCAGTTGATCCTCGATCGAGCGGCGGCTGTCTTGATACAGCTTCTCAAGACGCTTCAGTTCGATCCATTCTTCAAGAAGAGGGTCAATGTTGTTCACGACGCGCCCCCAATCTTCTCAATGATCGCTCCGAGGTCGCATTGTTCCCACGCGTCCAGTTTGCCTGACCGATCCTTCGCT